ACGCAGAGTACAACAAGGTACTTACTGTTGGTTTTTTTTTTTTTTTTTTTTTTTTGAAAACAAAAAATTTAGAAAACCGAATTTTAAAAATATTGTCAGTTTGAATGAAAAGTGAGAAAAACATGTTAGCCCCATAGGGACTCTGACCAATAATGGTTAATAACTTTGAAAATTAAGAAAAGAGTCCAAAAGGGACAAGGTTTACAATAAATTACCCGTGTAGGGGGCGATAAGTACTGAATTAAAATCTAAAACTTAAAATTATATGTAAGACTTATACCTATCAATAAAGAATATAATTTTAATCAATCCCTGGAGTTCAGAAATTGTAAAGAAGTTATGTGCGTGCAACGTTAACTAAAGGAGGTACGCCAACAAGATACATGAAAGTGAAATCGTCACCTGGAGCGCGATACATACGCGTAGAAATTGTGCCACCAGTTGGTATATTTCCACGGAAATTCATTGCCACAATAGCAGGAGGAATATTACCGCGCAAAACATTATCAACCTGCACTGCACGTTCAGTTGATATATAATTGGTAGCTGGACTAATATGTGAAACATTGTAATATGGAATTTCCACTTCGGAAAGACCCTCCATGGAATTATCTATTACTTGTAAAGATGTACCCATATTTGTTGAACCAGTAGGCAATGTGGTTGTCAATTGCATAGGCAAACCGCCAACAGCAAATCGCGCAACCAAGTTATTAAAAGCATCTTGCACTGTGTTCCACAAATACCAAGAAGAATATCCCTGAAACTTAGGCGTAAAAGCTGCGGTTCCAGTACTCTGCACGTGGGTGGCCTTTAAACGCATAGATCCACGCCAAAAAGCGTACAGATAATAATAATATTCATACATAGAAATTGTTTTAGTTGGTGCCACAGTATTTACTGGAGCGATAACAGAAAAAGGTGCTACCACAATTGTTTGATTAGTTGGTGATTGATCAAGTGTGCCCAATTCGCCAAAGCGTTTTGTAAGTTGGCGAACAGACATTATTTTCTCACCAATACAATGAGCTTCAGGTGACCAATTTGCTGAAATCATGTGTGTATCAATAGAAGTCGGATGGGCTCCATGTTGAGCCTCGTTCCTAGGAATGGCCTCATTTTCACCCATAATTTGCGCCCGAATAACAGTAGGAACATTGTTGTCGTATTCTTCTTCATGTTCTTCTTTTTGTTTTTCGTCTTCTGCAAGTGTAAAACCACCAGCATAAGGCACATAAGAAGGAGCAGAAGGAGCAGCAAAAGTGAGATCAGGTCCACCACTAACTTCAACAATAGTATCAATGGATTGAAACACATTATTTGCGGCCACCAATTGATTGAGAACCTCAACACGAACAATACCTGTGACAGCATTATACATCATAGCGTTGTTGGTTCCCAACCAAGCAGCTTCTGGGCGTATACAAAACATCCATGGCCTAGAAGAGACATATGGAACAGTAAAAGAAACCTCAGTAGAAGTTCGTAAATCAACAATAACCTTTTGTGTACGTGATACATCAGGTGTGCCAGACGAAATTGTAGTGTTATAATAAAATGGAATGAAGGAGATTCTAAGACGACCAGAGTGAAATTGAGTTTTAACAAACTTAAAAGTATAAACAATAGAGCCACGCCAATAACCATGTGAATTAGCGACATAACCCATGTGAGTACAACGAAATCTGTCAGTAATTGTGTTAGAATAAGCTTTCACCTTAAAAGGAGTTACAAAATTATCCCAAAGAACTGTATTAGTCAAATTAGTAGTAGACCATGTAAATCTATCCCAAAAATTTGGAATAGATACTACATGAGATAAATCCATTTCATCAGCCGATGTACCAGCCAAACCAGATTTTGTTTCAATTTCATTTGAAGAAGACAAGGCGAGCTTATGGGAAGAATCAGCACCATCAAAATTCGCCATACGAACCTGACCACGAAGTTTAGATTCACATGGCAAACCCTGAACAGTTGGTTTAGAAAAGCCCAAAATTTTGAAAATATTGGACGCCTGTGCAGAAATCCAAGCAGGGCGAGTAAACATATTACCCAACACTGGAATCCGAGACAAAGTATTCAAACCCTCAGATATTTGACCAATACCAGCTGAAGGTGAAGCATTATCTTTAAGTTGTTTTAACTCAGAACCAACCTGAGCGAAAATTTTGTCTGTATGTTTTTCATAAGCTCGTGAGTCCCATAAGGATCGCAAATCACTTTGAGTGAATTTACCGGAAGAAATTTGATTAGCAATACTTGCCATATTTGGACTAGAACCCGTAAAAACATTTGCACCAGTTGGATACTGAATATCAACATCCTCCAAATGTGCCCACACAGTGTACTCAACCGACCCAGTGCCAGATATTTGATCACGGAGTTGACTATATACAACAAGATATATAGCTCCAAAAGAACCCTGACCTGTAATCAGATTATAGTACACATGTGGAGACACATATGGGATGCGCATTTCGATCTCTGTACCAACACTCAGATCCAAATCTGTTCTGGGACATCCAGAACGTCCTTGAAGAGTAGCATTAACAAGTGAAACCCTATTAGGCATATATTGAGCATAAGGATAATATTGAAGCATAAGACGTCCCTGTTGAAAGGGTTGAGAATTAACCTGAACTTTCACAACAAGAGTTGCACGAAGACCAACAAAACCACGCAATTTTTCTTGGTACATTGTATTAGAAATAAGAACTTCAGGGAAATTAGCAGTGTACAATTGAGTTTCAGTGGCTTGCGTTTGACTCCACAAACCAGTCTGAATAATAATAGGGCGAGAAAGAAAATCTTTAATCGTGTGAATACGTTCTTCACGTGTTGTCATTGACAGATAATCAGTTGAAAGGTTAACGATATCAGGCACTGCAGTAGTCGAAGGGGTAACTCCTTCACTAGTGAAGTGCACAATTTCGCGCTGTTCAGACGTAATTTCACGATCTTCGTTTTCAATATTTGAATTATTTTGAAATGTAGCAGGTAAATTTCTTAGACGGATCGACTACCTAATCAACACCGTCGCATAGAGGGTACCCTGGATATTGTGGGGCTGCCACTAGGCACCCTGGGCCGTAAAGTTAAATAACTAACCTAGATATTAAAGCAGCACTACTTTTCCTTTATTAACCTCTAAAATTTGCATAGAAAAGCAAGATCACACTTTAACCTAAAAAGAATAAACATCGTCTGCTAGATATTGTATATCATGCAGATACTGTTCATATGTGAGAATTTGTGGTACTGATGGTAACTCAGTCGAAATTCGCAAAATACCACTTCGTAATTTATCATATTCCTCACGACCATGATAAACAATTTCGCGAAACGCTGTCTCAATATTTGACATTAAAATAACATTTGGATCGATAGTGTTGCGGGTCCAATTCAGCATTTCATAAATAACCTCAAGCTTCAATGGAGCAACCGTACGTTGCAGCTCTGGACAGAATCGGAAACCACGCTTCAAAAAGAAAGTATCTTCCAACTTTCGCGATTTAACAATTGTACCTGACTTAGCCTCATCAGTATACTCATGCTTCATTTCCGCCATTATAGCGCTAATGCTTTCTTGATTATAAAATTCGATTGCTTCATCAGCAATATTCAATTCATTATCATCACCGTAAGCGATCATTGCAACCATTTTCCGAAACCACTTCATTGAAGCCATCTTTGGACAATCTCGTTTCATTATTCTGCTCCATGAAATCCGCATTATGATAGAATTGTACAAGCAATTAATAATTACCGTGAATGGATTACCAGAAGGTTGAGAATGAGTCCACATATAAACGTTATCACCAAAAATGTGAACAGAATGTACCAAATGAGTCCACAAACCCAGACAGATTTTCAATGTATCTTTCCCTTCTGGTGTAGCTAAGTCATTAAATTGCTCAAGCCATGGAACAAATATTTCCCAAAATATAGCCCACAAAATTTGAGCAACCAATGAACCATCAAAATTGCCAAAATCACCAGCAATCACGTGTTTTCCCTTCGACTTCATTCTCTTTGCTATGCGTTCCCAATCAACAGAATAAGGATTCGTACCAACTCCAACCTCGTTATCAATACGGTTGTGCATAAGCCACGCAGCGAAGGGCAAGAAATACTTTCTGAAAGCAACTACAAAATGTTGAGGTCCAGCAGAAAACACTCTTGTTTTACCAGCATCAACTTTAGCGTTTTCGCGACGTTCATCCTTCAAAGTATCAACAAAAAACACATTAGAAATTTTGCCATTGCGACAATCCTCTATCAATTCTTCAACGTCAGCACGCAATTGTTGAGCCTCCATACTTTCAAAATCAAATTTTTCCTGTTTCCCCATCCATCGTGTTTTACCTGGAGAACCCTTATTCATCAGAGAATATGGATATCCCGGGGATGTAGTCCGGTTAACAGCGCACATAAAATCATCATCTTGGGTACCACGAACTGCTTCCTCATATGTTAAAACACGCTGATATTTCTTGCGATCCAACATTGAATTGTATTGAGTCAACATCACTTGAGATACATCTTGCGCAGCTGATAGAACCTCCTCCTCAGTCAACACAGCAGTATCAACGCCACATTTCTTCAAACCTTTAAGGAGAGGATTATGCATAATGCCATTTATCTTCGTGGGTCGTAATAACGCTGGTCTCATAAAAGGTTTTGATAACTTTCCATGAATACATGAAGGTAAAATTGCTGTTTTTGTAGCTTGACCAACTTGTTTGTCGGCTTTTCCCAATGGGCAAAACAAGCCTTCAGGAACTTCAGGCTCGCACAATGGATCAACGCCTTTTGGAATCTCATAATAAAACTGTGCGCTAATATTTCTAAAATCTTTACCACACAGCTTCTCACAGGCATCATCAATTACCTCCTGCGTCAATGGACATGCATAACCAAATTCGTTCCCCGTTCCGGCAATATGCATTCCAATCAATTTACGTTCCATACGATGATTATATAGCCCAATTATTGAACCACAATCACCAACTTGTGTGGGAGCATTGTATTCATAGCAATCTCGTTGAGTATAACTTTCATCTAAATAATCAAAACCATCTTCGGGATAGTGGATTTTGATTGGTTTGTCCATTGGTCGAATTTGCTGCAACCACTGATAAGTTCTAAAAACTTCGTTACCATTTTCATGGAAAGTAGCCAAAGTTCCATTAAACTTACCATTCAATCTGCCTTGATCTTCTACACGCACAAAGTGTTTCACCAAGTCACGATGTGGATGACACATACGCCGATGCAAATTTACGATCACACAATCACGAAAATCACCATTTTTGTGTTGTGCACGCACACAATACTTTGAAAGTTCGAAACCATCTACTCCAATCACCATCAAATGAGAAACTGGGATTTGTATTATATCTGCATATTTTGATTGTGAAAATGAAATAATTGCTTCTGGCGCCAACTTCCGTGCATATAAAGCATGGAGAAAATGATATGGCATAACAAACACCCAACCACGCACAAAGGTGCAATTTCCAAAAGGGACACGTTTATCACCTCTCATATATGAGAGACGATAAGTATTCTTCTGCAAAACATCTGTGACCAGTGTGTGTGCCGCTTGATCGCTACAACCTTGTGTCATCACAAGTTTATGCAACTCCTCATCCATAACTTCCACGCGTTTTTGTTGATTACGCACTGTCTTTGCGTCACCCGATACACCAACTTCCACCTTGGCAACTTTGGTTTTAGAAGTGCGAGAATCACCTGATGTTCCAACCTCCACAATACGGTGGACACTTTTACTTGTCTTCACATCTCCAGAGACTCCAACTTCAGCTTCGGCTTCCAGAGAACTTTCGAACCACTTATACATTGCAAAACCAGTAAGCAACACACCAACCATCCCAAACATTGTCAGGTAAGGGTGGGCTTTCACAATTTGAACAACTTCCTCACTCATCCGCTTAAAATAAGCCCTAACAGAAATCAGACACTCATCAATCCTCATTTTATACTTATCCCAAATACTTGGTCTAGTTGAGGATTGTTTAAATTTCAAATATTGTTCAAAAATATTTACATCGGATGCATAATCAGATTCAATCGCTACAAGATCCTTACCCTCACAAAATTGACGAGCAATGTCATTAGTGAAATAATCAAAATCGTATTGGCAATCCACAAACTCATCACCCACTTGGGCACGAATTGCATAACTTTCGAGCCATTTCAATTTTTCCACTGAGGCAGCCTTCTGTTTCTTCCACTCACTACAAATCAAGTCTGCAAAAGTTTCGTAATCAATAGGTTCACCACAATCAACCCACTTCACTTCAGTGCTGGAATCACGTACAATTTTTTGGAATTCATATACGGACAAATCAATAGCAACATCTTTCTTTAGCGTGCTCTTATCAAGTTTACGCATATAAGTACCAGAATTACCCTTCGGAACAACTAAGGCATTATTCACTTTAGGACGTACCTTATACGCGTGTTCAGCAATTCTGTTATAAAAAGCATCCTCAAATGTAATAGATTCCAATTTAACATTAAAGTCATTAGTAGTGTAAATCATCAATTCGGCAGCAGAAAATGTATTTTTATCACTCAATGCAGCCATATGCAAATGTTGTGGAAAAGTATTACATGAACGAATAACCTCAAAAATTTCAGGATTTGGAGCTGTTTTATCATCTTTCATTTGAAAGGCATCATCATAAATAACAATCTTCTGACCTTTATATCCATCCCAAAATTCAGTTTCAACTTGCCTACCATACACCTGATGGTGGAAATCTTCTTTCTTCATCAACCCCATGGTTCGCAAAACATCAATGCACAGCGGGTAAACCATTTCTGTCTTACCAACGCCAGATTCACCAACTAGCCACAAACAAATAGGACGCATTCTTGGACCTCCTCCCTTAACTGGAGAGCATGATACATATTGGAACAACTCTCGTGCTGGCAAAAGTGTCACAGCGATCAAACGTGCCATCTCGCGATCTTGAGCCAGTAAAGGATCTGTTTGAAATTTCAATCCACGCCGATAAAGTTCTTCAACTTTATTAGCCACAGTAATATCTGTATCAATTTTGTTCCTTTGATCCAATTCCATATATTTACGAACTTCTTCAGCCCACTCGCGAATTTCACCATGTACTCCCTGAAATCTTCGCAACTCATCGCGGGATTTCCCGAGTATCATCATCTTAACTTGGTCCAGAGCAACATTAAAATATTCCGAACAATAATCCATAATTTTCTTTGAACCCTCTATTGCTTTTGGTATACGATCCAAGCGCGAAATATAATTATCCCAATCCATCTTTCCTGGAATCTTCCGAATAGCCACAAAAGCGAGTACTGCGAAAATAATCTTCCCACAAGTATGAAACCATGGATGGTAAACCAAATCCTCAGCAGTTTTAGGTAAAGACTCATTAACACGAGTTGGTAACTCAAGATTAATCCATTCATTGCCAATCTGTGTCGAAACAAATTTAGCCTTCAATTCTGTCACCAACTCAATAATCTTTTCATCAAAACCATAGAATTTGAGAATAAAAATCAACAATATTGCCAAAGCTATCTTATAGTGTTTCCAACGCATCATCAAATTAACTACCAAACACACAACAAGAACTTTTGTCAAATCTCCAGTCATATTTGCAAACTTATCAGATGTGTCCAAGACTGTAGCCTGAACACTCGCCTGTATTGTTGGCAAACTATTTTCAAGAAAATTGCAAACACGATTCAAATTGGCATTCATGTCATCCATCTTATCAGGAGCGGAGCCAAGAGCTTTGCGTAAATCAGCAAACACCTGACAATAAACTCGAGTATGATTACTTTTAATTTGTTGACGCAAATGCTTAATCAAAGTCTTAATTTTTGCATCACGTCTATCCAATGCTTTTTCCAACTTTACAAATCTAGGGTCGTTATTTCGATTTTGTAAAGGGCGCGATTGGATAGGACCAGGATTTTGTTCAACATCACCAGATAAAAGCAATTTCATTGAATTTCCAAGTATATCAGGATAAGGAACCAAATCCTTAATTTCATCAAAAAGAATTCCACGTTCTAAGTGGTACTGTAAATATTTAAACCAATGGATAGAAACGGGAATAGAACAAGTAGTAAAACGATAATTATATTGAGTCACTGAATGGCCACGGTAATCATGAAACTGAACTATATTAAAATAGTGATCGATCCAATCTTTTGTAAATTCATATAGACTAATAAAGCCATATTGTCTATCGAATTCCATTGTAGCATACAACTCAACTTCAAAGTCAACTTTCATAACAAATTCATTATACAAGACTGGATCATCACCCAAATAATATCTATCATTAGTCAGGACTGTTGACACATAATGTTCGGGCAGCTTCCAAAAATCATACTCATATTGAGAACCAGCCAAAGTGAAGAGAGACAAATCCTTAAGAGTCGCGATGGGTCCCGGATTAGATTCAACATCTCCAGACAACTTCAATAATTGTTTAGCAACATCATGTTCGCGCTTCGAATGAACCAATGTAACCTTGTCGTATGTCTTTTTATTTTCAAATCGTAGTCCATAAGACTGACCAATGGGTTTAGAATAAACGCATTCACCAGAATGATTAAGCCGTAGATCACCACCATATTTAATTGCTTTCCCATCAATTTTCCTTTTTGAATTACAAATGTAGTAATCAAATTGGGTATTTTGTGAAAAAGTATTTAATGCGGAATTATTATTTTGTTTAGAAGACATCATACACATTGTAATAATCGGTTACTCTTACTCGCTAACCAAGTTAAAGCTTTCATTTCGCCAAAAAGTTATTTTGCTACGATGAAGACCCATTTATGGGTTATATGCAACTGTAACTAGACGCCAGTGCCGTACTTCAAAGGATTAAATACCGAGATACACATATCAAGTATATTCTCTACTAAAAGATCAAATAATAAACAAAGATACGTGTTGAAAAACGCCATAATACATATCTAACATGCGCTGTCCTAGCTCGCAAACTAGTAATTTCTCAGACACCAGTTTATTAAATAATTCAGTCTTAAAAACAGAGTAGTTATTCTACATCGGTCCACTCTTGATATAAATGACCGGAATATATTTCTTAATAATTAAATTGAAAACCAAAATAATCATTGCTTCTATATTACTTCTTTTATAACATTAGTAACTGAAAATCGGAATTATCAGCCAGTAATATAATTCTCATGATTATCACTAACCGGCGGGTAAAATCCGGGATCTTTAGAAAAATATTGTCTGTAACAGAGTCCCTCATTCTAAGGGGCCAATCTATGTATGGAATTAATCC